AACGTGAACCCCAACATCGCCATGGCCCAGGCGGACGTGGCCGGGCCCAACGCTGAAAGCCTCAAGGACCAGACCCAGGCCATGGGCACCCTGCTGAACAAGTTCGGCGGGGACTACACCATGGCCTTGGGCGCCTATCACATGGGCACGCTGAAGTTGGGCGATCTGACCGCGCAGTATGGGACCAACTGGGCCAGCTACCTTCCGACCGACACCAAGGATTACATCGGCGCGGTGATGACCAAGGCGGGGATGGTGCCTGTGGAAACCCCTGCACCCACGGCCCAGGACGCCCCGCCCGAGGAACCGGCGCCCACGGCCAAGGTGGACATCCCCACCATTCCCCTGCTGAAGAATCTGTCTTCCGAGCAGCAGGACCACCTGTTCGGTGAGGCCGTGCGGCTGGCTCACCTGAAGCTGGGCATGGCTGAGAAGGCCAGGTCTGAGCAGGAGTATCAGGAAAAGAAGGTCCAGGAAACCCGCATGAAGGAACTGGATGGCCAGATTTTCAACCCTACCAAGTTCGGCAAGTTCGATGTCCAGGCCGTGGCAGAGGACACAACCCTGACCTCTGCCCAGATCCAGCACATGATCGGCACCTACGAACGCAGGCAGCGGGAACTGCGGGCTGACCACGAAAGCAAGCAGCACCCTGAAGAGGTCCGGCGCCTGGATGGAATGATCCACGCTGCGGCCGATGACCCCACCAAGACATTCAGCTTCAAGCCCATCCAGGATTCCTACATGGCGGGCAGCATCAGCTTCCAGGAACGGAACGCCTTGATGGGGGTCTTCGAACAGTCCAAGGATGGAGACAGTGCAGGTTTTGGCCGCCGTATGAAGGTGCTGCAGGACACGGCCTACGCAGGGTTCACCCGGAGCCTTGAGGGCTCAGTCCAGCCTGAAGTGGCGGTCAACGCTTACTACACCTGGTGGAACGATCTTCAGACCAAGGTGGCTGACAAGCGGGCCAAGGGCGAAGACCCCAGCGTTCTGATCGACCCCAGCAGCCGAGAATTCCTGGGCGGCAAAGATCGGCTGTCTTCCTTCATGCACAACGGGGCGCCAGCCTTGGCCCCAGCTGTGGACAAGCAGAAGGCTCAACTTCCCAAGGGCAGGGACAACGCCAAGCCCGGGGAAGCCTACCTGGATGACAAGGGCAACGTGCGGCAGAGGTCCAAGTGAGTGGCAACGAAGACCCCATCCTGATCCCCGCTGCCCCGCAGGACAGCAACCCTGACCCCATTCTGGTCCCGAACCAGCTGGGTCAAGGGAAGCCCGATCCTCGTTGGGCCATGGCGGGCAAGCTGTTCAACCCTGTCATGCGGACTGGCCTGGGCTTCATGTCCGGGGGCTTCGTCGGCGGCCTGAAGGGCGCCATGGATAGCGCCCAGATGGCCGCTGAACCTGTGAAGCCCCAGCGGGTCGGGTCAGGTGTGGGGGATGCTTTCGTGTCCGGGCTGGAAGGATCCTCGGGGGGCCTGCTCACTCGGGGCCGCCTGCCTGATGTGGTGCTCGATCCTCAGCACGCCAAGTGGTATGAAAAGCTGACCGCCAGTGCAGGCCAGATGATCGGCGATCTGCCTGCCATGACCGCAGGCGCCCTGGGTGTGGGGGCGCTGAGTCTGCCCACGGGCCCGGGTGCCATCGCTGCAGGTGGGGCAGCTGCCTTCGCCGTGCCCACGGCCATTCGGGAAGCGCTGACTACGGCCTACAGCCTGGACCAGGTGACCAGTTCCGGGGACTTCCTGGGCCGGGTCGGCATCGGCATCAAGCACACGGCGATCGACGCCACGGTCGGCGCCCTGACTGCGGGCACCGGGTCGGTGGTCACCAAGGGGGTCATGGGGGCCACAGGCAGCAAGCTGGTGGCTGGCGCGGCTGGCGTAGGGTCTGAGGTCGGCGTGATGACCGTGGCCCCTGCTGCCCTGGAAGGCCGCCTGCCCGAGCCAGAGGATTTTATGAACGCAGCCATCCTCATGGGGGGCATGAAGGCCGCCCACGGCATCGCCGGGAAGTTGAGGACCGTCTACGCCAAGACTGGCGTAGAACCTCTTCAGGCCATGGCCGCAGCGAAGCAGGACCCCATGCTGGAACACGAACTGGTGGGGGGTGAACCCACGCCTGAATTGTGGCAGCGGATCGTTGACCCCAACGCCCAAGCACCTACACTGGAAGGTGAGGCAACGCATGTCCAAGAAACCCCTGTTCAAGATCACGCACCCGGACCCGGAGAAATACCCGGATCCGACACAGGAACCGTTCAACGAGATGTGCGTCCGACTTGGGACCCGACCACCCGAACCTGGGGAGGATCCGATCAGCTGGGCCCTGCGCCAGAACGCTTCACAGGTAAAACCACAGAGCTAGAGGCCAATCCGAAGCTGCAGGATTACCAGCGCAGGAACGTTCCGGTCATCAACCTGAATGGCGTAGACATCGCCGCTGGCCCCCGGCCCCCCTACTTCAGCTTCCATGGGAACGAAGGAACCAACGGATCCCCCTGGATGTCGATTGGCCAAACGGGCAAGGCCGGGGATGGGATCTACGTGGCCCGGGACCATGCCGATGCCACCACCTACCAGGGCGGCCAAGGGCAGACCCAGGCCATCTACGTGGACACGTCCAAGCTGGTGACCTTCGATGCCCGGTCGGATCGGATCTATTCACCCCAGGAACTGCTGGCCTTCGGGTTGGAGTCAGATAAGCCGGTGAATGGCGCCCGAGTGCTGGCGGCTCTGGTAGACAGCCTGAAGAGTGAAACGAATCGCTACGGTGGTGGGGGCACCCTCAGCGACCACCTAAAGTCGATGGGCTTCAACGGCGTGGCCTTCGACCTCGGCAAGGATGGCAAGCCCGCCTGGAATATCTTCGACCCCCGGATCATCAAGAACGTCACGGATGCCACCCACTGGACCCCTGAGGAAATCGCCCGCAGGCAGGCCTTCGACCCCACGCCTATGAAGGCGGCTGGCGAGGCCCCGGCCGTGCCCCCCTCTCTGCAGCCCCTGGCTTCCAACCAGGCCGCAGCCGATGCCTTCCCAGGCACCCCGGCCCAGGCAGAGCAGGTGCTGTATCAGCCTTGGGCGGCCCTGCCCGAAACCAAGCTGTCTCACCAGCTGAACATGAAATACATCGAAGGGCCCGACGATCTGCGGGCCCTTGAAACCCGCATGGCTGAGGTCTACCAGCCTGAAATCGACAAGGCCCGGGGCGGCACGCAGACCTGGGCTGAGACTGAGGCCCAGGCAGCCGAGCAGTATGCGGCGATGACCGGCCAGGAACTGAACAAGGTCATGGAAGGCCGGAAGGCTGGGGACACGGCCAACGCTGTGGAACTGAAGATCCGGGGCGACATGCTGATGCAGGCCACGAAGGAAGCCGCAGCCGCCATCCAGGTGGTGAACGAAGGCGGCAACGTGGTCACGGACTCCATGAAGATGGACGCCCTGGCCGCCATCCATCGGCTGGCCATGATCCAGGCTGACTTCACCGGGGCATCGTCCGAACTGGGCCGGGCCCTGAACTACCTGAAGCATATCAAGGAACTGAAGACCCAGGGTGAAAGCGTCCAGAAGCTGGTGGAACTCTATGGCGGGGATCCGGCCAAGTTGCTGGAAATGGCCAAGGACATTGACTCCCCCGAGCAGCTGGCCAGGGCCGCCCGGAACGCCAACAAGGCCGGAACGTGGGACAAGATCGTGGAAGGGTGGAAGGCTGGGCTGGTTTCCGGGCCCATCACCCACGCAAAGAAGTTCATGGGTAACCTGACCTTCACGGCGATCCACCCCCTGGTGGACATGGTGGCCACGGCCTTCAGCAACATCCACCAGCTGGCTTCCGAGACTGGCCTTGTGGACGCCCCCAAGGAACGGATGAGCCTGGCCGAACCTCTGGGCCGGATCATCGGCAATCTGATGGGGGTCAAGGATGGCCTGGCTGCTGCCCGTGAAGTTCTCATGGATGTGGGCCACCCCGAGCAGAGTGCTGACACGGCGATGGAATCCAGCCATCGCGCAGGGGCCATCGAAGGCATGAAGGGTGACGTAATCCGAACACCCTTCCGCCTGCTGGGTGCTGATGGTGCTTTGTTCCGGGTCATCAACGAACGGGGCGAAGCCTACGCCTTGGCCGTTCGCCAGGCCTCGGCTGAGAACCTGAATCCCCTGACCAACGAATTCAGGCAGCGGGTGGCTGAACTGGCCGCCAATCCGCCTGAGGCCAACATCGAACAAATCCAGGCGTTCGGGGAACGGGCCAGCTTCCATGCCCCCATGGGCGAGACCACGCAGCGGTTCTCTGACTTCGTGAATAAGACCCGATTGAACCCCCTGGGTTTCCAGGCAGACATCCCCATCCTGAAGTTCATCTTCCCGTTCATCGGCACGCCCGCCAACATCTTCAAGGAAATGGCCCGCCTCACACCCGTGGCTCCGCTGGTCCCTGAGTGGCAGGCAGCCTGGAAGGAAGGTGGCGTGCCCGCCCACCAGGCCGCAGCCGAACTGGCCATGGGCACGGGCATTTCCGCCCTGGTGGCCAGCCTCGCCATGGCCGGGAATGTCTCTGGATCCGGGGAACCCGACCCCGCCAAGCGCCATGTCCTGCTGGCTTCCGGCTGGCAGCCCTACAGCGTGAAGATCAACAACACATGGTATTCCTACCAGAACTTCCACCCCGTGGGCACGGCCATTGGGATGTCCGCCGACATGGTGGAAGTCTTCAAGCACATGACCAACGATGAGCAGGACAAGGCTGTGAAGATGCTGTCCGTGGCCTTCAGCAAGAGTGTCACCGAACAAACCTTCATGGCGGGCCTGACCACCTTCGTGGACGCCATGAGCCAGCCCGATCGCAAGGGATCAGCCTTCATCCAGAAGCTGGCGGCCGGTGCCGTGCCCAACATCATCGGCCAGTCCGCCACGCTCATGGACCCGTTCAAGCGGGAAATCGCCAGCATCAGGGACGCCGTTCAGTCCCGGATCCCCGGCCTTCGGGAAATGCTGCCCCCGCAGCGTGACCCCTACGGGGAACCGATCGTGGATGACCCCAGGGTGGGGTGGATTTCCCCGGTGACCATGAAGGGTCAGTCCGATGACAAGGTGAGGCAGGAAGCGGCCCGCCTTGGCGTAGGCGCAGAGAAGGCCCCCAAGAACCTGAACCTGCCTTCCGGTGGCACCGGCATGGGCAAGATCGAACTGACCCCTGAACAGCGGGATGCCTTCGGCGATGCCTCGGGCCACATGGCCTACAACGTGCTGCACCAGATGGTGAACAGCCCCGGGTGGGACTACATGCCAGACCTGGTGAAGGAACGGGCCTTCAAGGTGGCCTTCGAACGGTCCAACTTGGCCGGGAAAGCAGCTGCCCTATCCATTGAGCAGAGGCAAGCCGAGGTCCACCGGATCGTGGGCGAAGTAAACAAGCGCCTTTCCGCGCCACCCAGTCATTGAGATAACAGCCGCATCAACCTATAATCACCACATCGTCGGGCCCCAACCGTGGATAAGCCTGGATGTCCTTGGGAGACCCCATGACAGTCCAGAATTCCACCTACCGTGCGGACTACAACGGCAACGGCTCCACCGCTGCCTTTACCGTCCCGTTTTACTTCCTGGACCCTACCCACCTGGAAGTGATCCTTACCGACACGACTACAAATCTATCCACTTACCCGGTCCTGAACAGTGATTTCACAGTCGCCGGGACAGGAGTTACGGCGGGTGGGACTATCACGTTCTCAGTGGCCCCTGCATCAGGGGTCAAAGTCAGCATCCTTCGTGATGCCCCCTACACGCAGCTGACCCACTTTGTTGAGAATGACCCACTACCAGCTGCCAGCCTTGAAGCCACGTTGGATTTGCTGACTATGCAGAACCAGCAGCAGCAGGAACAGCTTGGCAGGGCCATTGTGCTAGACGCCAGCGTTACGGGGGTGGACCCAACTTTGCCCCCATCCACCCCTTCACAGATGCTCGGCTTTGATGCTACCGGGGCGAAGCTCACCACCTATCCAGCTACCGGAACCACGCCCGCTGCGCTGATTGATCCCACAGTCATCACCAACGGTGATGCCCTGGTAGCAGTCAAGCAGCCTGCCACTGGGGCCATCGGGACAACTCAGCACGCCAAGAACAAGGAACACATCAGTGTCCTGGACTTCTATGCGAATGGTGTTTCCGGCCCCATGGTTGACCCTACCGGCGTGGTGGACAGCACCCTGGGGATCCAGGCCGCGATTAACTACTGCGTCGCCAATGGAGTCACGCTTAGGCTTCCAGCGGGAACATACAAGATTACCGGAACCCTGAGCATCGTCGGCAGGCTCCGTATGATCGGTGACGGCAACCAAACTACGATCATCGAGCTCTACACCAACTCTGCCGCAGTCTACGCCATCTCTGTAGCCTGCCCAGATAACTTTGCGATGGTCGGGATGGACATTGGTGGGTTTGGGCTTGTCTGTGGTGCTGGCTCTACTCCTGGTTCTGGAATCAATATCCTGACCACCGCAACCAACTCGGCAGTCAGTCAGTCAGTTTTCCACGACATCTTCATCAGCAACGTGTCCACGGGTGTCCGGCTCTACGGTGTCATCTACATGTGTTCCTTTCGGGGAATCACCGTATCGGGTGGCGTCACCGCTTACGGTTGGTGGTCTGCGAATGGGTTGATCTACAACAGCTTCGACAACCTGGAAGTAACTGACTGCCGTGCGGGATCGTATGCCTACTACATGGACACTGGTGCCTCCCAGATGCGGAATATTACGGCTGACGCCTGCTGCTATTTTGGTGGGTCTTACACCCATATCCAGGGATTGAATGTTGAGGGTATGCCTTATACCGCAGCAGCAGCTTATGTTATCAACCTAAACCAGATCCAGTCGCTATCGGACGTTGCCATCATCAACGTCCCCAATGCCACCTGTGGGTGCGGGATCAACGTCCAAGGTAACGCAGTAAGTATCAATAACGTGAGAACGCCCGACTCCGGGGCAGGCAATCAGCCAAACAAGATGTTCAACCTGACCCTTGGCGGGACGGGAACTATTTCAAATTGCAAGAGTGACCGGGCCATCGTTAGGAAACTGGAGGCTGACCACTCCGATGCTGTCCTAGCCGGGTATGTCATCACGGCTTGTTCTGACATCACCGACAAGGGCCTCTCCTACGCGCAAGGAACCTGGACTCCTGGGTTCACTGGGTTCAGCCCCAACCCATCGGTCATCTCGGCCCAATACACTCGGATCGGTAGGCAGATCACAGCCACCATTTACTGCTCGGATGGAGTGGCAACCGCTGGATCAACGATCACGGGTCTTCCTGTGGCTGCGAACAGCACCCAAGGGGCAGCGGCTTCCGGGGGCTGTGGGGATACCACCAAGAGGATCTCGGGTTCAGTCACACCCAACGCCACGGCCATCTCCAACATCCCGGCTAACACGCTGACCGGTCAATACTGGCAGATGACTGTCACCTACTTCATCTAGGAGAACTAGATGGCGCAGAAGTTCTTAACCCTCGGTGCTGGCGGGCTACTTGCCGAAGTAGCCGACACCAGCGTCTCATCTGTTACCGGGACCGCCCCAGTGGTTTCCTCTGGTGGGGCCACACCAGCTATCTCTATGGCTGCGGCTGCGGCTGGTGTTGCTGGGTATGTATCCACCGCTGCTCAGACCTTCGATGGTGTGAAGACCTTCACCAACGGTATCAACCTGGGGGCAACAAACCTCACGGCATACCAAGAGGGGACCTGGACCCCCGGATTCGCCACCTGGACCACGGCTCCCGCTGTCATCTTCGCCACCTACACCCGCATCGGCAGACAGGTGACTGTCGCCATGTATGGATTCGGTGGGGTCTGCATCGCGGGGTCCACCATCACTGGCCTGCCCTTCGCCAGCAACGCAAATTCAGCGTCTTCTGCTTGGGGTGGCGGGTCCACTAACGCCGCCATAAGCGGTTCTGTTCTCCAAAGCTCATCCTCCATTTCCAACCTTCCATTACTCGCATATACAGGCGTCTATTGGCAGATCACCGCCGTTTACTTCGTGTAGGAGGGCCGCCATGGTGACTAAAGTTTTGGCCCTATCTGAGACCGGCGCCTACCTCGTTGAGTCCTCCACCGCGCTACCCACCCCAAGCGCGGCCTTGCCGATTATGAACGGAACAGCAGCAGTTGGGGCCAGCGGGCTGTGGGCGGACGGAGCGCATGTCCACCCGAGTGACACAAGCAGGGCAGCGCTTCCAACCATCCAGGTTCTAGCATCATCCACCCTCACAGCGGGGCAGTGGATCAACTTACACGACGCCTCCGGGACACGGAAGGCTAGGCCCGCAGACAACGCAGACGCGACAAAGCCAGTCCATGGATTTGTCCTGGCAGGGTGCGCTGCTGGGGCCACGGCCACGGTCTATTTGACTGGCATCAATTCGGCCATCCCCGTGGGCAGCTTCGTAGCCGCAGACATCGGCAAGCCTATTTTCTTAACGGCATCGGGGGGAACGACTCTGACCCCGACCACCACCACCGGCCAGCTTCTCCAGCAGGTTGGGTGGGTAGATGCTGTGGGCGCTGCTGTCAGCGTCAATCTCATTCAGTCACCTGGAATTGTGAGGGCATGATGAATCTCAACTACTCTCAGACCACAGGCCACATCACGTCCGACGATGGCACGCTCATCACCACTGGGTGGTCGGGGCGTGGGGACGGCAAGAACAATCCAGGCTACGAGGATGTGGTCTGCACAGGCCCGCTACCCAAAGGGCTGTATTGGGTGCAGCCATGGGAAGCCCAGCATCCTGGGCTTGGCCCGATGGTGGCCTACCTCAGACCCGACCACATCAACGAAATGTTTGGGCGTGGATCCTTCTACATCCACGGGCCTGCCATGGACAAGGCCAAGTATGGCCAGGAGTCCAAGGGCTGCATCGTGATTCCCCGACCTGGCCGTGAGGCTGTGAAGTTCCTGAATCCAACCACCATCACCGTGACGGAGTGACCCATGACCTGGGACGATCTAAAACCATGGGTGGCCAAGGTGGCTCCAATGCTGGGCACGGCGTTGGGCGGGCCTCTAGGCGGGGCAGCAGGCGTGCTCATCGGGAACGCTCTAGGGGTCAAGGACGCATCCCCGCAGTCGATCCAGGATGCGATCAAGACAGGAACCCTGGGGCCGGAACAGATCGTGGCCCTGAAGCTGGCCGAACAGGACTTCCAGTTGAAGTGCCAGGCCATGGGTTACGAGTCCGTTGAGAAGCTGGAAGAACTGGCTTTCAAGGATCGTGACTCAGCCAGGCAGAGGGAAATCCAGGTCAGGGACTGGACCCCTAAGGTGCTGGGGGTTGCCTACACCGTGGGGTTTTTCACCATCCTCTGCTTCATGCTGAAGTTCGGGGTGAAGAAGGAAGGTGGGGAAGCCCTGCTGATCCTTCTGGGCGCCTTGGCTGCTGGGTCCACCCAGGTGCTCAACTACTACTTCGGGTCCAGTTCCAGTTCCAGCCGCAAGGACGAACTACTGCACCAGTCCGTCCCTGTGGAGAAATGATGCCGCCAGTGTCTGATCGACGCGAACTAACCTTCCCTATCGCCATGGACCGCATTGTCATGTGGTTAAGCGCCGGGCTGCTCGGGTGGCTGTGCTACTCCACCATGACCATGCGGGAACAGATGGTGGCCATGAATGAACGATCCATCGCTTACAAGGAACAGCAGACCATCTTCCATCAGGAGTTGGAACGGCTGACCCTGACTGACAATCGGCTTAGTTTGGAACTGAAGCGGCTCCAGATCCAGGCCGCACAGCACGGATGGAAAGGGGGGGACTGATCGGTCTGCCAGTTCCGAAAGCCTGTGCGCCCTTGAATGGGCACCCCAGACGATCGAACTGGCGGATCTATCAGAGCGACATCCGGCCCATCTTGGCTGTAATTTGATCCGCTGCGTCTGAGGCTGCTTCCGCTGCGGCCTCATCCAGCAGATGGGTATAGCGCTTGGTGGTGGACTGGCTGGCGTGACCCAGCAGTTCCCCGATCTGGGCCAGGGTCTTCCCGGCGCTGATGGCTGCGCTGGCGAAGCTGTGGCGAAGATCGTGCATCCGCAGATCCGGGCACTTGGCTTCCACCCGCACGGCCTGCCACAGCTTCACCGGGGACTGGATGCCGGTGATGGTGCCGCTGGTGCGGGGCAGTTGGCCGATGACCTCCATGGCGGCCGGGGGCAGCTGGATGATTCGGTCTTCACCGTCCTGGTCTGTCTTGTGCTCAGACAACACCAGCTTGTTCCCGTGCAGCTGGGTCCACTTGGCCTTGGCGATTTCCCCCTTGCGGGCCCCGGTCAGGATCAGCAGGTAGAGGAAGGCCACGCTGCCCGTGTTGTGCTTGTCCTTGGTCTTCTCATGCAGGACCGCAGCGATGGCCGCAGCCTCTTCACCCTTCATGTAGCGCTTCCGCTTGGTTTCCTTGTTCCGCTTGACCCCTTCCGTGGGGTTCTTGCTGACCCACTCCAGAGGCTTCATGCCGAAGTTGAACATGGTGGACAGCATGGCCAGCACCCGGTTGGCCTGGATGGGCCCGTTCTCTTTGGTGATGGCTTCGTGAAGGTCCGCCATCTGGGTGTAGTCCAGATGGGACAGCTTGGACAGGGCCAGGGTATTGAAGGGGGCCTGGGGCAGGGGGTCTTCACCAGGCTTGGGGGCAGGGGCCCGGAAGAACTTTTCCCACACCCGCTTGTCCTCGGCGCTGGTCTTCTTCTTCGAAGCGTGGCGCTTCCAGAACTCATCCCACAGCTGCTCCAGGGTGGGCTCTGCCTTGGCTTCCTTCCGGGCCTGGCTGGGGTCACGGCCAGCGCCTATCTCAGTCCAGAATTCCCCGGCGATGGTCCGGGCTTGGGCCAGGGTGATGGTGCCGTGGTCCCCCAGCTTGGGCTTCCTCTCCACCCCGGCCTTGGTGCGGTAGTAGAGATAGAATGACTTCCGCCCAGCGAAGCAACGCATGTGCAGGCCGCTGATCTTTGCATCCCTCAGCACGTCACCAGGCTTGGCTTTCTTGATGTTGGCTTCGTTCAGTTCGATGGGCTCAACTGGTCGCACATTGGTCGCATCCATACCCGATCCTCCAGTGTTGTCCTAAATGCTAACCTACTGAAAAGACAACATGAAGTAAGTATCGGTATCTTGAAGTATCCTGTCAATACCGACTCTTAATCAGAGGGTCCCCGGTTCGAGTCCGGGAGGGACCACCAAAAGAAGGGAGCCACCATATAGGTGGCTCCTGGATTTTTACGGCATAGGTTCGTGGGATTGGGTGGCGTTGGTCGCACCTGGGTCGCAAGAATTTTTGCCTTTAGCGTTCCCGGGCGAACCGATCCGGCCTGCTGGTCAGGTGCCACAGGCCGCACTCGTTGCAGCGGTAGACACGCAGGACCACCGTGTGGTCATCGCGCATCCGCCGCTTGGCGATGGACTGGGCCCTGGTGAAGCTAGGGTATGTGGACTTGGCATCGCACACACTCACAGCGTCACGCTTTGGAACTGGTGCTGGTCCGCAGCAGTTTCTTTTCGAACTTCTCTACCTCTTCAAGAGGGTAGAGCACCTTCCGTCCGAATTTGATATAGGGGCAGCCGGTGCCATCCACACGCTCGTTGGCAAGCGTGCTGAGGGACCGATGCCAACGGGCAGCCAGTTCAGTGGGGGTGAGGTTCATTCCGGCCATTCGATGGTTCCTCCGATGAAGTGCTCCCAGTCGGAGCGCAGGCGTTCAATGCCAGGGGTGAGGTAGGCGTAGCTCGTATCACCGGGTGGTTCCCCGGCCTTCTTCGCACGTTTCTTCTTCGTGATGTGAGGGGCCATCTTGGCCAACACGCCACCGAACTTGTCTTCAGTCTCCAGGCGGCCGTGGATGTTCCGGCCCTTGGACCAGCTGCGGTAGGCTTCACGCATCCGGTTGGTGGGGATGGAGTCGGGCCACTGGCCGCCGAAGTCCCCGCCAGCGATCTGGCCTGAACGCAGGCAGTCATACCACCACTCTTGGATGGGGGTCATGCTGGCCAGCTTCTGTTCGGTCAGGGCCTGGGTCTTCGGGGCATCGTTCACGTCCACCGTGGACAGATCGAAGTCCAGCAGGCAGCGCAGCAGACAGGCATAGCCGCCCTGCTCCATGCCTTCCCGCATGTCGATGAAGAACTTCCGGTCCTGCATCCGGCCTTCGCCCAGATTGAACACGGCGAAGCGGCGTTCATCCTGGCTGGCAGGGACAAGCCAGTCCTCATTCCCGATGATGGCCACCCTGGTTAGGTTATCGATGGCATAGGGTTCCTTGCCCTTGCGTTCGATGTTGTGCTGGGCCCCGGTAATCAGACCCTTCAGGCGGCCTTCCGCTTTCTTGTCACCGGCCCAGGCGGCCTCATCCAGGACAAAGAACAGGTTGGCTTCCAGGTGGGAATTGAAGTTGCCCAGCAGGTAGCGGTCATCGTCCGCGACCAGGAAGTGGGACCCGAGCAGGTGGCCGACACGCTCCACCAGTGCGTTCTTGCCCGTGCCCTTCTTCCCTTTGAAGACCAGTGCGACCAGCGGCTTTTCCCAGGGGCGCTGGATCAGGTGGGCGAAGTAGCCCAGCAGCCAGTGGAACAACTCCTGATCCCCGTTGCATACGTTCTCCAGGGCGTGTTCCATGAAGGCGGCCACGCTGGGGTGGATCGCTGATTCTGAAGGCTGGACCCGGAAGCCGCGCCAGAGGTTATACCAGCGGGGCCCGGCATCCTTCTGGGGCTGGAAGACCACGCCTTCGTATTGGCGCCGACTGGACCACTCCATCCATGCCATCGATATGGGGCGGGGCTTCTGGTTCCCTGTGGCCCATGGCACGTTAGCGTGCCAGCTATGGAACTCGGCAAGGTTCAAGTGCTGGGTGGTGAAGGCGCCCTTGCAATCGGTGGTCTCATGCAGGACGAAGGCGCCCATCTTCACGTAGGCGTATTCATCGTTGATGGCAGCGAAGGGGTGCTTGGCCTTGGGTTCGTCCTCTTCAGCCTCGGGTTCAACGAAGGGGGCGAAGATGGCTTCCGGGGCGGCTGATCCCTGGGGCTGGGCGCCATACTTGAAGGCGTGGGCCACCTTGTCGGCCAGATCATCCTGATCCCAAGGCGGGCAGCACAACTCATTCCAGAAGGACATCAGGCCCAGGGTCATGTCCTGGTCGCACCCGAAGTCCTTCAGCTGGGCCGCCACCTTGTAGGTGGTGAGGTCCCCACCCTGGTCCTGAACTGCCACCGGGGCTGTGGCCAGCCAGGTCAGCGCCCGGTCCCTCGCACGAATGGGGTCAACGCCATCCAGAGCAGGCCGAGCAGCAGTCCGGTCACGGCGATCAACACCCAGACGATCAACAAGCCAAGCAGGGCAGGGAACCAGCGTTCCGTGGCCGTTGATCTGGCTGTAGAACTTCCCATCGATCTGGCTGCCCGGCCCCAGGATGTAGCCACCCCGGGCCCGCACATCCAGACCGGAGCCAAGGACATCGACTCCCTGTTTGCAGGGCTGGTCAGTGACGTAGACCAAGTGCCGCCCACCCGTTGGGGTCGCCTGTTCAAAGGTGCCGGGAAAGTCACAGCCATCCAGTTCAAGTCCGAGCAGGGTTTGGTCGCCACGCTTGCCGCCTTTCACGTCGATGTCCACCACCACCAGCGCCTGGTCTTCGCCGAAGCAGCTGGTGCTGATGCCGATGTTTCGTTCTGGATCGTTCTTCCACCACTTGGTGATCTGCTTGGGATCCCGAGTGGCGCGGTTGGGGAAGTCCTGGATGACTGGCAGCTTCCCGTTGGGGACGCAGGGAAAGACCGAAAATCCCCTGGAAGCCAGGGTTAGGGCGTGGTCCACCATGCTCATGCGATTCGCTTCCAAGTTCTGCCGTTGATGACATCGGCCACAGTGGTTCGGGGTAACTGGAAGCGCTTGGCCAGTTCAGTGATAGAAAGACCGGCGGCGATGTGGTGCTCTCGCATCTGCTTCGCCAACTCAGGATTTATCCGACTGCGGATCAGCGAACCCTTACCGATTCGTCCCGTGCCGTGGGCTTCTCGATCAGCCTGGTTCTCTTTGGCCGTTGCCCAACGCAGGTTAGAAAGCCGGTTGTTATCCTTGCTTCCATCGCCGTGACACGCTTCCATGTGAAACGGCCGGGGCCCTACAAATGCTTCAAGCACCAGGATGTGGATGAACGCGTTACGGAACTGGCCCCCTTTCCAAAAGGTGACCCGCTTATAGCCCCCGGTGTGGAGCAGCGGCTTCAGCAGGCACCCACGCTGGAATCGTTTCATGACCCCCCACCGGCCTTGGATAACGGTCATCCGATCCAAGGACCGCACACGGCCCATGTCACTGACCTCATAGAAACCTTCGAACCCGACCACTGGACGCCACCTTTCATTTCCGGTAGCGGGGGCCGACCCAGGCTTCTGCGGCAAGGGGCAATCCTTCGGCCCATGCGGGGGGTTCGCACATCCACTCTTCGGCTTGCTTGGTCGTGAAGGACCCATGTTCCACCTCGATTACCAATTCGTCGTGACAGTGCATAACGATAATAGCACCGCGCATCGAAAATCTATACAGTGCAGACGCAAGAAGATCCCTGGACATCGCCTGGGTGACGTTCTCGGCCAGGGATCCGCCGTAGGTGGCCACCCGCTTCCAGGTCCCCGAGGATGCCGGATCGTCCAGCACCTTGGCCTTCACGTTGGAAACCACGGTCATGTATGACAGGGAATCCTTCTCACCCCAGGGGGTCTCCAGGGACCGAATCTCAGGATAGGGGTAGCAGAGCAGGCGGCCCGAGGGCAGGCGGCACCACAGGAAGCTGCCCTTCATCTTGAAGGCGACTTCCCGCCCAGCGGGCCCGGCCGTGGTGGTTTCCCCAGACCGCAGGGCGTCGATGGCAGCGTGTTCCAGGGCGAACCAGTAGGCCACGATGTTGGGGTGGGCCAGGCGCCAGGCTTTCTTGATGCTGTCTGCCTCTTCGTCGGCCACCTTCACGTTGTAGTTCCGGGCCATGGACTGGAAGGCACCGATGCCCCCGCCGTAGCCCAGGGCCAGCACGGCCACCTTGCCGATCTGGCGTTGGTCCTTGGTGACCTCAGCCATGGGGCAGCGGTAGATCCCCGCTGCGGCGTGCTCGTAAATCTTGCCGTGGCCCCTGAAGATTTCCAGGACACTTTCTTCGCCCGCCAGCCAGGCCAGGCCCCGGGCTTCGATGGCGCTGAAGTCCACGGCTACAAAGTCGTGGCCTGAGGCTGGGATGATCATGCCCCGCACGCAGTCGGCCAGGGCGTCCATGTTGGGCCCGTAGAACATGTCTAGTTTTTCGGGATTATTGAACAGGTCGATCATCACCTGCACATCTTTCGGCTTGGTGGTGGGGCGGGGCCGGGGCAGGTTCTGCACTTGGATCCCACGGCCAGCCCAGCGGCCGGTGCTGGCGCCGTGGAACTGGTGGACGCCACGGACCCGGCCATCAGCTGAGGCCCGGTCCTTCATGGCCACCAGCTTGGCGGTCGATGACTTGGCGGCTTCCTTGCGCAGGTGCAGGGCGGCCCGGACGTTGGCAGGCAGGTCCCCATCCAGGGCGTCCAGGACATCGGCCTTGGCCAGGCCCTTGACCTCCACACCCTGCAGCCGGATCCACTTCACCAGCAACTGGACCTCAGTGCAGGACCCGACCACGCCACCCGTGACCTTCAGCATTTCAGCGTTCAGCCTGGCCTTCTCAGCATCCACCAGGCGCAGGGCCTTGTTGATGGCGGGCAGGTCCACCAGCACCCCCCGCTGATTGATCTTGTAGTCCAGGCACCACAGCGCCTGCTCATCCTCGGGCAGTTCCCGAAGGCGCTGGTGCATGGCCCGTTCCACCACCACGTCCTGCTTGCAGTATTCGTAAAGCTGCTGGAACTTGTCGGGGGCTTCTTCAGGGGTCCAGAAGGAACCGTCTGCCTTGGGCTTCGCCAGCTGCATCATCACCCGGCCGCCTGCCACGTCCTTGCGCTGGGGGATGCCCAGGGCAGGGGCTGCAGCAGCCAGGGCGCCAGGCAGGGCCATCGCATAGGCCATGGCCATGGTGCAGCGGCACTGCTCGGGTTTCAGTTCGGGCCAGCCGTATTTGGGGACACAGACCTGGTTCCAGATCGCCAGTTCGAAGGGTGCATTGTGGGCGTAGACCAGGCCACCTTGGGCAACGTGGCCCAAGAACCATGGGGTATCCAGGCGCCGTTCCATTCGCTGGCCAGGGGTCCACAGTTCGACCTCTGCGTCATCGAAGGCGTAGGCCATGCAGTGGACCCCTGTGGAGGGATCCGCTGCATAGTTGGCCAGCCCGGCGTCCTTCAGTTCACAGCGGCTGAAGGTTTCAAAGTCGATGTGGAGGATGGTCATGTTCGGCCGCTTTCGCCGAATTCAAAACGGGCTGAACGGGCTGCCGCAAACGCTTCACGAATTCTGTTACTTCGAAATGTTCGACCCGCGCCGAAGTTACGGCAAGGTATCGCTGGGCCACCGCTGGTTAGCTTAATTGCATCCGACCACCCTGCTGGCCCAGCAATAACGTCTTCGACATACAGATGGTCAAGCTGCACAGCCCCGCCAGAAGGGGACTCATAAAACCCATACAGGAATGGGGCGCACAGGCAATCCGTTTTCCCTTTTTTGCCTATGCATTTACCGTCAACAACCGGGGAGGCACAAGTAACACACACCCCATCCCTGGGATCGATGATATAAACGCCCTTTGAATCGTTAGAGAATTCTGGAACGAACAGATCACCATGCAGAAGGAAACACGGACGACCCCGAGCCATCCCAAGTAAGTAGCACTTTTCTACTTCTTCAAACGTAGGCATAGCGCCTTTCACTTCTAGGTGGCAGTCCCAATCGGAAAGATAGAAGTCAGGTAAGTAGCGAACGCCATTGGAAAGAAGGTAGCCTTCTACTTCATAGCCCCAGCGGACACCTAAGGAATCCAGTAGCACAGCAACACGCGCTTCTGTGCGGCTGCGGAAGTGATACCCCTTGTAGCGGGTTTGTATAGCTTTGATCGTGTCAGTCGCCATTGAACTGGTCCTCCCACATATCTGCCTGAGACATAGGGACCCATGGAGCCTGGATCCTTGCGAGGGCCTGCTCTCTGATAGCCCGGAAGTCGATGCTGGCTTCGATGTCTGCGACTTCTTTACGGGACAAATGTGAGTGATGCAGATATTGGAAATCGCAAAACTTCTTGACCGCCCATTCGCGGGCAAGAATGCGGTTCAGTTGGTGTTGGGACTCTTCATCGGGGGTCACTGATACACCATCGTTTCGATCACGGAAATGAGCATCCGGGCCTGGCGATGCCACAGCTTCAGCCGGTCATCGTTGATCAGGCCTTCAGCGTGGAACTGCGTGCCCACCTTCTGAATGTCGGCTTCCAGGGCAGTCAGGATCTTGATGGCCTTCTTTTTATCAGTCGCCATGTGGTGCTCCTTTACCGCCTAAGGCCCACCTGAGTGGGCCAAAGGCTATAATCGCTACACTAAACCTAGCCGAAGATATCAGCCGCAGACTTGCCGCTGGTTCCCGTGGGGGCAAAGGCGGCGAAGGCCTTGTTGGCGGGGGCACGGCCAGCGCCCAGGGGCTCATCGTCCTTGACCTTCATGACGTTCTGCAGGCCGAAGGACACGCCACGGTTCCCGGCGTTGTCATAGGCGAAGCCCCGGACCTCAGCACGGAACCAAGCACCCGAGTAGATTTCCGCTTCGTCCATGATGTCCTGCAGGTTGGCATCGACCACGCCGGGCTTGCGATCCTCACTGGCGCTGAAGGTGACGATGATCCAGTCATCGCCGATGCCGGGGATGGGGTTGTCCAGTTCGTCGTTGGTGCGGAAGGGGCTGCGCAGGGCCTTGGGCATCTTGTCGCCCCACTTGGCGAAGGCGGATGACTTGGCCTGTTCCTGCAGCGCCTTCAGGTCGGCGGTCGGGGGGAAGGCGGCCCGGATGGAATACTTGGCAGCGCCCATGGTGCCATCAGGCAGCTTCTGGGCCTTGGCCCGAAGGATGCTGATGAAGGTGGCGCGGAAAGGCGGCGTTACAACGTTGTCGGCCATGGTGGCGGACTCCTTAATGAGGGGTGGGGAACTCGGTAGACAGCCGGTCTACTGGCGGTTAAACGAACGCAGCGAAGGCGGCCTTGGCATCCACACGGATGGGGTCACGCTTGTCTGATTCGTGGACCAGCGTGTGTCCGCTGGATTCTTTGGAGGTCAGGGTTTCCAGCACGGCGCGTTCGGCCTTGGGCAGCAGCTTTTCCACTGAGGCAGGGCTGATCAGCTTGGTTTCCACCAGTTCGTCGGCGTCAATGCCAGTGGCTTCCGCCAGGGCATCGGGGCTGACATCTTCCTTCCACTTCCGGGTGGCCCGCTTCTCCACCAGCTTGTAGCCAGGGATCACGGCCCCACGCTCGGCTTCGGCGTAGGCGAATTCCCGGACGTTCTTGGCCCAGCCTTCGATGATCGGGGCGAAGTCCAGGGCCTCAGACAGCTTGGCGTAGTCACAGACCTGGTTGGCCGTGGGGGCGAAGACCAGCTTGGCCATCTGCTGGGCCTTGTCCTTCAGCTTCGGGCAGGTGGGGGCGGCCAAGCACCAGCGGCAAGCCTTCTCGGAGGGGCGCAGGAACATGCCGGCCCAGGCATCCTCAGAGAACGTGGACCGAACCTTGGCACAGTCCTCTACCTCTTCGACTGCTTCCACCAGGTCGGCATGGAATTCGATCAGATCCACAACGTCAAACTCTTTGCTGCGGATCAGGCCATCCGGGTGGGGCAGGCGGGGCTGCACGATGGTGGCCACCACCAGCTTGGCGTTCAGCTTCATGGTCTTCAGGGCGGCCAGGGCGTAGATTTTCAGCTGGAGATTGTTGGACACTTCCACGGCTACGCCGGTTCCGTATTTCAGATCCACGATGTGCAGGGTGCGGGTCTTTTCCTGCCAGACAATGGCGTCCGCCGTGCCCCAGACTCCGGGCAGGACTTCCACCCGCTTTTCAATGGCCCGGACATCGCCATCCCGGAACAGTTCATCCACGTAGTCGGTATAGACCTTCACGTGGCGCAGCATTTCAGGTTCACAGGTGGGCTGGCCACCCTTCAGGATCTGCTCTGCCACGCCATGGGCGAAGGTGCCTTCTTCGGCGTGGGCGCTGCTCCGGTTGGGGATGCCCGCACTGAGCACCATGGATCCGGGGCAGGTGAACCAGCGTTCAGCTGCGCTGGGCGACAGCTTGGCATGATCAGCCATTGCAGCGGGCCAGGAATTCGTTCTGGCGGGCCACGGGCAGGGCGCAGAGGTCAGGGACCCGGCTGCAGCCAAACTCAGCCAGCAGGCTGATCCCAGGCTGAAGGTCACCGGCCTTCTCAGTCAGCGCCTTCAGAGCACCCCGCAGCTGGTCCTGGGTGGGCGCCTGAGAGTCGGTGACAGGCGAGGCAATAGCGCCCGCTGCGGAGGTCTCGGAAACCGCAGTGGGCGCAACTGGGTCCGACTGGGCGGCCTCACTCTTCTTGGGGCGGCCCGCTTTCTTCTTGGCAGGGGCTTCTTCCTGGACCGGCAGGGCGTCCATAGCCTCATCCTCGGCGGGGGAGTTGGTATCGATCACGGGGCAGACAGGCTCCACAGCCACGGGCAGTTGGCTGGGGATGGGGCGCCGGGTGGCTTCCTTCTCCATGGGATCTTCGGAGAAATTGCCTGCCTTGATCTGGTTACCCAGGGCCGCACGATCGTAGGCGGTAAGCAGGGCCTGGAGGGCGATGACCTCTTCCATGTCCAGCTGGTTCAGGTTGAAGGTGATGGTGACCATGGGTCTCCTTGTTGGTGTGGTTAGTTTAGTGTGCAATATAGATTATCGCCACACTTTTTGTTAGAAAAATGCAGGCCTATAAAATCTTGGTCAGTTCCCTGGCTTTACGCATCAGGGTGGCTTGGACTTGCTCATCCACGGACTTGTTCAGGCTGAAGATCCTGACCCGCACGGGGCGATCCTGGCCGATCCGGTGGCAGCGCATGGCGGCCTGGGCATTGTCGCTGGGGACCCAGGACTGCTCCAGGAAGGCCACTTCACAAGCTGAGGTCAAGGTGATGCCCACGCCAGCTGCGGCGATGTTGCCGATGAACACCCGGCACTTGGGATCCTTCATAAAGCGGTCGATGTTGGCCTGGCGCTTGGCTGCAGGGGTCAGGCCGTAGAGGGTCACGGCCCCGAACTTGGCCAGGGCACGGCGGGCCCCTTCGATGGTGGTCTGGTGGACCCCAAAAAGGACAATCTTGTCGATGGCCCCGGTCTCCAGTTCATCCTTGATGATCGACATGATGGCGGGCAGCTTGGCCAGGGCGATGTAACGGCGCAGGGTCACCAGGCTGGCGGCCATGGACTCCAGGACCCCAAGGCGGAACTCGTTGGGGCTGTCCATGCCCTTGGTGCCGTTGGTCTTTGAAACCATGGCCAGGGCCGTGCGCAGGGTGTTGTCCTTCAGCTTCAGTTCCTCGTTGAACTGCTCCACCGTGATGCGCTGCCCCTGGATCTGTTCGTAGAAATCAGGGTCCAGGCAGACGCTGGAACGCTCCACCGTGATTTCCTGATAGCGAATGGGCGGCAATTCCGCCATGACTTCCTCCTTAGTTCTGCGGAGCATGAACGGGGCCAGGATGGCCTTCAGTTCCTCAGTGTTCTTGTGGCCTGTGATTTTGTAGCCGTAGTCGTTGTCGAACCCGCTGCAGTAGCGAAAGGTGAAATCCCAATAGGACTCAGTGGTCATGCCTGCTGACTTCAGGTGGGTCCACAGTTCGCTGGCGTTGTTGGGGGCAGGGGTGCCAGACAGGCGCCACACCCGCTTGGCAGATTGATCGATGCCGGGGAACCGCTTGCCGTGGCCATAGATAGCCTTGGTCCGCTTGGCGGTTCGCTCTTTTAGGAAATGGCACTCATCTAAAATAAGAAGGTCCCATGTTTTAGCCTTCAGCTTGTGGGCCAGCACCACGGCCAGGTCATAGCTGATGATCACCACACCATGAGCAGGAATCGGATCAGAGCCTGTGAAGATGACGCTGCACGGTCGGCCCATCGGAGAAAATTTTTCAAATTCCCTCTCCCAGTTCACCCGCACAGCTGCAGGGCAGATCACCAGGATGTTGTCAGCGCCCACGGTATCAGCGCCACGGATGGCCTGGCAGGACTTCCCCAAACCCATATCGTCCGCAAGCATGGCCTGCGGCATCGGTGCGATCCAGCGGGCGCCGATGTTCTGATAGGGGAAGGGGGTTTCAAGCATCGTTGGGTTCGCTGATGGACAGGATCAATCAGTTT